TTACGTCCATTGGTCATTGTTCAAACTCCACATGGATGAGAAACTCGGCTGCGTCTTCCTCATGCACCTCACCGTCACCATCACAGAAATCACAAGTCTGCATGATGCCCTTGATAAAGCCGCCATTGGCATGGTCAATCACCTCGACCTCAACCTCATACTCGCCAGCCCCGCCGCAGTCAGGGCAATTAACGTAGTCGCTGGGTGTGGTGTTGTTCGTAGAAGTCATTAGCTTTTACCTTTCCATCAGTTGCTAAAGAAATACGCCGCATAGATTCGGGCGTAGGAAAACGCTGATTAGATAGTATGCGAGACACAGCAGAGACAGACAAGCCCGCTTTGAAAGCAAACTTCCTGATGCTAAGTCTTTGTTCTCTAATGTAATCCTGTAAATACATAAAAACACCATATATCAGTGTTGACAGGTTGGCAATGGGTTGATAAAACAGAGTTGAGAGGTGGCGGGATTCCGACTGCCGCTGCCTCTCACATTGGAGGGTTAAATGGAATACGAAATCCCTGACTATCGGAAAGAGTTTGGCTGTTATCACAATAGTGCATCAGGTGGTACGCAATCTACCTATGAAAACCTGTTCAAACTATACATCCGCAAAGAACACAAGATGCAGTTTCCTATGTCATCTAGGCCAAGGGCAGGGCAGATTGTACAACAGGGCTGCGACCATTACTTTGGGCTGCATGATTATTCGCCCGTCAGAGGCCAGCAAGAGGGTATGCCACTAGGCGAGGCAGTAAGACATGCCATGACAGAGTATATGGAATACAAGCCTATTAGATGGGATGGCGGCAAGGACATGGAAATCTTTGAGGCTTGCAAAGAAGTAATCCCTGAGATGATAGGCCATGCAGTGCAAGGCGTGGAAGAATACTTTGGCAAGAATGTCGAGATGGTTGGAGAGTACCAGCGCGTATTTAAAGATGACAGGCTAGACATACCTACCATTATGTTCCTGGATTATGCTGATGACACAAGACAGATTGACCTAAAGTGCAGCTTGCCTGTAGCCAACCCGCCCAAGAAGGATGGAACAAGAACCTGGCGTATACCCAAGCCAAAGACTGAACCCACCTGGAATCAGGTAGCGCAGCAGGCCGTGTATTGGAAAGGCACTGGCCTAGTGCCGGCCTTGTTGTTTGTCACAGGTGAGGGCTACAATCTTTGCACCCCTGATAACTGCGATATGCTGAAGCCTGACGCATTGGAAGACGCTTATGAAAGAATTGTGCAGAGGTGGTTGACTATCCAAAACCTGATGAAAGCTGCCAATGGCAACTGGAAAACTCTGTTTGGCATGGTTGCACCTGACTTTGCAGAGATAGCCCAGCGGCATGGCCCTGAGATACTTGAGATTGCCAAACAAACTTGGAGGGTGGAATGAAAGTGCCAACTTGGGATGAGATAGAAGCAGCGTTGAGAATACCAGAGGTAAACGATAAGACTGACGCTATGGGCAGGGTTATCAGGAAAAATAACTATAGCCAAGTGAAAGTTAACAAGGCTTTTAATGTTGGTAAGCCGAAAGGGAAGGGTAAGTATGACTGAGATAGAACAGGAACACGCGCAAGCAATCGACTTCACACAAGAAAGATTGAACCGCATAGAACGAGACATGGCGCACATGCAAAAAGACTTGGATGAACTCAAGACTATGCTGGCATCATTTATGAAAGCAATAACCGATTACAATGATGAGGTAGATGAGGATGAGTGATTTAACACAAGCTATGACGGTGGTGGCTGATTACTATAAAGACCACGCTATCAAGCAAAAGGGCGGCAAGATGTATTTGCAAGTGGTGCATCGTGTCGAGGCTTTTAGGCGTGTACTTGGCGCTGAATACGGTGTTGATACCAAAATCATTGTGGATGATGGGCATCGTGTAGTGGTTAAAGCTATCGTCACAAACAAGGATGGCATCACAGTTGGTTCCGGCATGGCTGAAGAAATCAGAGGGCAAGGCCATGTCAATACAACTTCTGCCTTGGAAAATGCAGAAACGTCTGCTATAGGAAGGGCTTTGGCAAGCCTTGGTTTGTCAGGCGGTGAGTACGCATCTGCTAATGAAATGGATGCAGTGCCACGCAAAGCAGAGAATATCAAACAGAATCAGGCGGTGGTTGTCGAGCAAGACCCTCCAAGTAAGGCTCCGGCCCCGCCTGAACCACCCACAGAAATGACCCGTGAAGAACTTGACGAGAAACACGACAAAGGTGTTTGGCAAGACATGAAGTCGCGCTTGCGTCAGATGAAACATGTCAATAATGTTCATACTCTTTTTGAGTCTATGAAGCCTAAGATACATGAAATTAAACAACGCAATCCAGAAGCAGCGCAGCACATTATGCAGTTGTTTCTTGATGCTGAAGATAAATTAACAACAGGAGAAGCCTAATGGCCTTAAAAAAAATCACTTCTATTCGATGCTTTGCGAATGACCCAGACAAAAAAGCAACACATAGCAACTCAAACTGGCGACCCTATGTGGGCAAGGAACCGTGTGATGTGGTTCTAAGCAAGGACGCGCGGCATCAAATTTCTGTCTTCCCAAATGATGATGGGTCTATTGATGTAAGCATTAGTGAACGTATTGCAGATGATTACCAAGGCGGGGAAAGCGTTGCTGCTAATGTAAGACAGGGCGGTATGCGTAAGATTGCCGAATCAATGGAAGCACCAGCCGCACCAAAGCAGCAGATTGTTCTTGATGATGAAGTCCCTTTCTAATCTGGAAACTGCCTTTCATGCCTTAGACCATTGCAAGGATATACTCTTGGAACGGTCTAGGTATGGGGCGGTTGATGACAACTTTAAGCAAATCAGCAATATGGGGTCTATGATTACAGGCCATAAGATGACTGAGGCACAGGTCTGTGCATTTATGGTTGCCTTAAAACTATCTAGGCTATCGGCAACAGACGATGACGGACTGAACTGTAATCACGTTGATTCATTCATAGATATTATAGGTTACAGCGCGATTGCCTTGGAACTGCTAGACAATGGCAAGAAAAAAAGTTGATTCAAGACAAATTCTATGCAGCTTCTGCGGTAAAGAACATTACATCAAAGATGGTGGATGGGTTATTGCTGGTGATAAAAAGATTTATTGCCACTCGTTTCGGGGAAGCTGCCTAGTAACTAAATTAAAACAGGAAGGTCAAAAAAATGGGAAGCGTAGTTCAATTTCCGAAATGTGGAACGAAATATAATCCGGCAAACGGTAAATACTGGGATGTTTATTGCCGAGAACTGGAAGTAAAGCAAATCGAAAAAATCGTGCATTACGTCAGCGGTTATGAATTACAATCATTACGCAGACATAACCGTAGGGTTGAATACGTTGATGCACGGCAGCTATTCGTTCTTTTGTGTGTCAGGCACACAACATTTAGCTACCCAATAATGGGAAAGATATTAGCCCGTGACCACACTAGCATTATGCACCTAGAGAAACGTAAAAAATCGACTCAACTAAAGGCGATGCTAAGGGAATCAAAGAATATAATTAAATACTTGCTTTAACAATCCCACTTGCGTAGCGCCTTGTTGATACGACTATTCGGGTCACGCGCTGTCTTCTTGCTGGTCAGTTTTTTCTTCATGCCCTTCATTCTAGCGCAAAAACTTTTACGTCTAGCCGCTGCTTTGGGCGATTTCTTTGCCTGCTTGCGAGACACAGGGGCTTTTAAATTCATACCTTGGCGTTTGGCAGATGCACGGCCCTTGGCGTTCAGGCCACCTGACTTACTTTTACCTGCCTTGCGCTGCCATGCTGGTGACTTAGCCATTTTTGTTTAACCCATGGGTGTACCCGTCTTTTTTATTATATGTAAGCGACTCACCTCGACCGCCTTCAATGTAGCTACAATGTACCCAGCCAGAGTTACCGCCAGTATAACACTCAAGAATAAGCTGGTCATAATCTAGGTTGTCTTCAATCCACTTTGCCAAGTCATAGTTATCCATGCCTGGCACTTCAAAGTCACAGGCTTCACCCTTCGCATGTTGTGAATTCATGGAACTGCCTATGGCTATACATAACTCAGGACTGCGAAACCCTGATGAAACCATTACAGGCCCAAACTCATCACGGATAGGCTGCAATATTTTATCGCACAGTAATTCCATAGCCTCTACATGGTGAACTTCTGGCGCGTTAGGTATTCCCTTGCGTTCAGCCGTCTGTGACTTAACCATTTCTTCTAACGAGAAGTTAGGTGACAGTGGGTAGGACATTACTTTTTCTTCTTTGCTGTCTTTGCGCTGCGTCTAAAGTTAGCCGCAGTTGGCGCACCTTTGCTTCCAGGCTTGCGCATTTTTTCTTTGCTTCCTGCTTTGATGCGCTTACGTTTTGCATGAATATTTGCGTATAAACCTTTTCCTGGCATTATCTTTTCATCCCTTTTAATCCGCGTAATCCAAAAGATGCAGCTATACTAGCATAAACTGCATATTGAAACCAACTAGGCGTGTTTGACAAAGCATCAAAACCACGCTCAACATAAGGCTGGGTAAAAGGTATGAAGCACATAGCAATTATGACTATAAAAAGTATAGTCCATGCCTCATCTTTCCAGCTATTGTCACTAGCTTGGGCCATAATCTTTTCCCAGCCAGCTTCGTGTGTTGCAGCAGTCACCATAACTTGTGCCTCTGCCTCAGCTTTTGCCTTAGCGACAACACCTTTGGCCTTTGTCTGTTCGACCTTGGACTCCATCCAAGAACCAGCCAAAGATGCAATAGGGCCAATCAATGCCTGTATCATTACTTAGCCCCTACTATAAGTTTTATTCTTGCTATCTCAATCTCTAAATCATGCACCCTGGTCACAGTATCTTTCACGCTTTTAGGAGGCTCAAAGTTATCAATCCAGTTGTCGTTTTCCTCAACCTCCTCCATCACAAGGTCAAGGTTATGTTCAAGAAAACTAATACGTTCTGTTAGCCCAAAATAAACCCATAC